CCGGTTATCGCTTGTAACTCCGTTCATCATGAACTACTATTCCGGCGGTGGTCAGCATTCCGATATCAACCATCCCGCTCCGGCTATATTGGCGAACCCTAAACAGCGGCTTGTCTCCTGCCAGTTTATGGACCAGCAGTTCGGACAAAGTAAGCCAGTTGGTACAGACCGTCCACTTGGAGCAATAACAGCCAATCCCCAATATAATCTGGTGAGCTGTCGTCCATGGGTGATGAATACCAATTTCAACAATGTCGGTAGCGGAGTCAATGAGCCAGCTCCGGTAATAACAGCTAATCGGAAATGGCACTACCTGATGAATCCACAATTTGCATCTTCGGGAAGTTCGATCAATAACCCTTGTTTTACATTGATTGCCCGAATGGACAAGCGACCACCTCACTTGGTTAGTCCCAAGACTGTATCCAATCTTGATGCTGTGCCGGACTTTGTAAAGATGGATGACGCCGGTAATATTTATATTGAGATTTACGAAACGGATATCCCGATCATAGTCAAGATAAAGGAGTTCATGGCCATGTATCAGATAGTGGATATCATGATGCGAATGCTCAAGATTCCCGAGTTGAAACGGATCATGGGATTCCCGGAGAACTACAAGTTGATCGGTACGCAAGCGGAGCAAAAGAAATATATCGGAAACGCCGTCGAAGTCGGCATGGCTAAAGCTTTATGTGAGGCTTTGGCAAGAAAGTTAATCGAATTAAAATCAATAGCGGCATGAGCGGAAACAGAAATAAACTTATAGCCTTCAATTACTTCGGAGGGAAATTCACTTGGTTGGAGTATCTGTACACGAACTTTCCAAGAGATTTCACCCATCTGGTCGATCTGTTCGCCGGAAGCATGGCCGTATCTCTCAATTATCCGGGAAGGATCATTAAGACAGCAAACGAGATAAACGGGGATATAACCAACTTCTTCGAGGTATTAAGGGATCATGAGCCGGAGTTGACAAGGTTATTGCTGTTAACCCCATGCTCCGAACTGGAGTATAATAACTCATGGGAACCTTCCGGGGATAAGATAGAGCGTGCAAGGAGGTTTTACGTCCGTATCC